CCATAGCTTATTTTTTAATGCTTCAAAAGCAGGGGCTAATGACGGATTCACATAATCTATTCCATATACGAACCCGCCATTATTTGTAACATGTCCATACTGTAATAGTATAGCAATATTTACTCCATTTTGAATATTGTCGTTATGATACTGTATTTCTATACTATCTTTTTTAGTTTTTATAGAATACGTCCAAGATTCAGCTGTTTTTCCTGTATCTTTTGGAGTATTTTTAATTAATTCTTCAAGACCCATCTTAGCATACTTATTACATATTAAATATGTTTTTCTATCGATAGATCCCAACCAGAATTTTAATTTTTCAAACATACCAGTACTGGACATTTTCATGCTCATATGTTTACCCCTTAGAATTTAGAGCAGCTCGTCTTTGTTTATTTAAAGCATGCCTTGCGGAACTACTCATTTTTTCTGGTGTAGAATTTTTGATTCCATAAATCTTTAATAAAGCTAGTAGTTTGTTTATATGCCATTTTTCACAACTAAATGGTATTTGTGCAACAGCCATATAGTAATATATCATTATCGCGGCCATTGGGTCACCAGCTTTTTTATTAGCACCTTCTTTTTGCTTAGGTTCCTTTAATTTAAATGGAATCATTGGATCGGCTATATAATCGTTTATTCTTTTGTAATCCTTTGGAGATAATGCCGTAAATACTTCATCTTGTACCTTATTAATGCACATGCACTTATAATAATCTATATACTCTTCTGTAGTCTTCTTATCTTCTGATAAAAAAACTTTTTTATGTTTTTCTTCCCATTTAGATATGGATAGTAAACTATGTTCCATAGCTAAAGTTTGTTCATTTATATAAACAAATTCTTCTTTTTCCTCATTCCATATCTCTTTTTTGGGAACATGTATATAAATCATATTATTTTACTTCTGTACTTGGTGCATTTACATTATCCATTTTAGGCATAAGGCCCTGAATAAATTCAGTTGCGGCATTTTCCTTAGAAAGAAGTTCAATGAATAGATCGCTATAAGCATTGGTCTGAGAAAATGCTTCGCTTAAAGCAGGACTTTTTACTAAGCGTCTTCCATCTGGAGATTTCTCACCATAAGCCTTAAGTATTATTTCTTTAAATACCTTCGCAAGCAACGGAAGATCCTTAGCATTAACTATCTGCTGCATTCTTTCAGCCCAACCACCAGTTGTGCCCATTTCCATTTCCATAAGTTCCGCCTGAGTAAGATTGAAATAAAATTCCTCAGTTCTTTCATCCCCGTTAAAATCGACATAAGTCATAGTTTTCTTTAACATAAAAAATAGTCTCCTTTTCTTTAAAAATAGAGGGCCACCATTTTAGGTAACCCTCTTCCATTTTGAATTACGCTGCCTGACCTGTTGTAAGAAGGCTATAAACCTGTGCAGGTGTAGGAAGCTTAGGATCTTTTCCAGAAGATCCATCAGTACCCCACAAGTATTCTTCAAGTGCCTTAAGATTATCTTTATCAGTCTGCTCAACATAATCCCTAGAATCAATTATGATTCTAGCTGTGGGCCTGTATTCAACGCCATTCTGTACAAGCGCACCAACCTCTACAGGTGTGCAAGATGCTTCCCAAGAGAATGTCATAGCCTCAGGCGAATCACTAACTGTCTGATACTGATTATCAGAAGGTGATGCGAGGCAACCATAGATTATATGTATCTTATAACCATGAGCGTCGCCATCTACATCATTTCCGATTCTTGTTCTATAAGCAAGACCAAATTTAGATCTCTTCTGCTGATAGATTCTCATCTTTGAGGTACTATCTTTTGCTATTCCATCGCATTCCGCGAATTCATCAGGATAAGTATATGCTTCGATTGAAACATTAAGATTCTCAGTGCTTATAAGGCTGAGATACTTAATGTTATCAGCATATATATCACTTGTTTCTCCACCCTCAGGTGTTTCTGATATAGAAGTGATACCACTCCATGCTACACCATTTTTATAACCGTATGTAGCGGATGAACCGGAACCAATTAAGCCATAAACATATAAAGCACAATGATCTATACCGGTTTCATAAAAACGTTTTGTATCCTGATCCCATACTAATTTTGCCATTTCGTTTTCTCCTTTAATTGTATAGTGTAAACGTATCATGATACATACCATTTGTGATAAAATTCCTATCGTATTTAATATTGTCAAATGCCATTAACAACTTTAATATTGTAGGATTTTGAGGTTCTGTACCAATCAATGTTATTGTGTAAAAGAAGTCTGCCTTATATGTTGTGTTGTCCGCTTTTCTAACTGGAATATTAGATCTAAAATACACAATACAAGGGTACTTCAATTTGATCGATTCTGGTGGCTGATAATACACATTGTTACTCCCAAGTATTTCTACTAGTTTCGCTTGGAGTTCTCTACGGCCTTCGACAAATCGATCAGTTATCGTCTGGTTGCTCATTGTAAAGTCCTCCTATTGTTATAGTTATACGAGGACGAGCGATTTCCGCATCAGTAATCTTCCATCTCGCCCCCATATATACTACATACTTCATGCAGGAGAAATTATCATACAGGAAAGCATCAGCCACTATGCTCAATTGGTTGGAAATATTTAAATTATCATTGATCTGCTCTGAACTTGGAGTCCATCGCCTAGATGAACGATTAACATCTCCATAGTATTGCCTTTCGATAGTCTCTGTAACGTGAATTCCAGGATCATCGGGTTTCTCATGGGTCATTACAAATCCTATCTTTCCGGAAAACTTTGCCATTTTGAATTTTTCTCCTTATTTAAGATCAACCCTGCTCGTTGGTTTCAACTGAAGGAATTGTAACATCGGGCTCATCACCGTCAAGTACGAATTCGATAGCAATTGCAGAGTAAGGCTTGATCAGAGCGCCTGAGCATCTGGTCTCGATGAGGTACTTCATAGCATTGTAGTCAATGTCGAAGTTATCGAAGAGATTTACAGCACCACCCTTATCAGCACCTACATTGTAATCGTTAAGGTTAACGATGATTGCTGCAAGTGTGCAGGTCTGAGAGTCAGAGTTTGTTCTTGTAAGGTTATCAAACTGAGGAACAGTAACGATCCTGCTTACACGCATTGCTGTAGCAACCTTCTCTACTGAATCGTAGATGATACGACCATTGAGATCTTCAAGAAGGAGAATATCAGTAAGGACATCCTCGCTCATGAATGCGATAGGATTACCGCTTCCCTTGTAGTTCTTACGAGACTTGATAGCTGCCTTAATAACAGCCTTAGCCTTAAGAGCTGAAGAGGTAGAAGAAGATGTGCTGATGGGTGCATTGATCGTGTAAAGAGGAGCATCAGTCCAAATAGGACGAATGTTTGACTCATTAATCTTGTCGTCAGATGACGAAAGACGACCGTCGCCGATAAGGATTGCTCTTGCAATTTCCTCGTTGAGCATCATTCTCATCTCAGCCTTTATCCAAGATACTACATCGAAGTCTGTGATGTCGATAATATCATCACGATCGATTCTCTGCTTTTTATAGATCGTAGCAGGAGAGGTTGCTCTCTTGAGCAGCGAGAATACTTCCTCTTTCTTCATTACTCTGTTACCGTTAGCATCTACAAGGTTACCCTTTGCATCACGGTGTGTACGATCAGGAAGATAGCCGAGGGCTCTTGCATCATCTTCTGTGATATTAGCGAAGACACTCTTAATGCGGCTGAAAGGTGTGTGATGAACACCATCCATTACAACAGAAACCCATCCCTGATCTCTCTTAATAAACTCTGGTGCACCATTTGTTACATTCTTATCGTCCGGGAACAGTATATTAATATCTGTTATACCGTGCTGAAGAGCTGCCTCCTTAAGGGAACCAAATCTCTTACCATCTGCCATGATTTCCATCATCTCACTATGTGTGAGTACGTCATCATTATTCATTTCGTCCATTTCAAATACATTGTGTTTCACTTCTTTACCGTCTCCTTCATCATTATTTTTTGAATCTTCTATTGCCTGCCCTATAAGAGCATACATAACCTGCTGCTGTTCTTCTGTCATAGAGTCTATAACATCCTGAACTGTCTTTTCTTCTGCCATTTCTTTAGTCTCCTTTTCTTCTTTTTTGGGTTCTTCAGTTCCTTGATCAGTAGGTATAGCCGCATGCGAGAGATCATTTTTAAATATGAGTTCTATAGCGTCTAATTCTTCTGAATGTTCTATAACAATTCCTTCGTCATCGATGAAAGCTATGTTCGCTATTTCATCCATATCATCGGAATGTTCTATAATTGTGTCAATATATGCTCCAGGGTTTGCTCCAGCAAGTACAAGACTTAACTCACGAATATTTCCATGAATAACATCTCCGCCCTGCTGTCTGAGCTGGTTGGCATAAATTGACAAAGCTACCACGTCACCGTGCTTAACAAATTCTTTTGCATTCTGTCCATTAGGTGTATCATTTAATGATACATAAGCTCGTACACCGCCCTTTTCATTCTTAAGAAGAGCATGGCCAAGTACAAGCGATGGATCGTTGTGCTCATGGTTCCAAACTACAGGAACAGTAGCGCCTTCATTATCGTCAAATGCGCCATGTCTGATAGTTCTACCATCGGCACACTTAATGTCGAATCTGGTAGCCCAACCACTGAAATCGTATTTTGATTTCATTTTGATTTTTCCTCCTTATTCTTTTTCATTCTTTCAGTATTCTTTTTAATTCGATCTTGAGAGGAT